GTGGTTGTTAACAGCAATAGGCCTGTTACCCGGCTTCAAGCTAAGCGCTCTCCTGTTATTATGCAGGCTGGTGAAGACCGTGGCGTTACTGGCAGCGTTTACGCTAACACCTACAAAGTATTTAGCAAGGATGGTTTGTTTGTTTTGGGACAAGTGCTCTTTGTTGCTGGAGAAGTTGCTTTGCAGCCGCAGCATTACACGGAAGTACTTCGTGAGCGGCTTGAGTCTAAGCAGCTTCGTGAGAGCGACGTTTTGGTTTTCCGTAACGCCGTTAATCCCGAGCATAACGTTGAGTTTACGATTGGCCAATATCTTGGTTTTAAGAGGTTTGCCAATCGTGCCCAGGACTATGAGTTTGTTTGTTTTCAGTCCATACGTGCACATCGGAAGATTGTTCATGCGTTTGTTACAGAACGCGACCTCAAGTACGTTGGAGGCAATTCAGGATTGCTTCATGTTTGCGAGGTTGATGATCGCACGACCATTCGCAAGGAGAATCGTTACGCTGTTTGGAAGTTGCCCAGCTTGGGCATTGGCCGAGATTTACGGTTTGGTAACCGGCAAATGGGCAGGTATGTTAAGTATCCTGCTTATACCACTCCTGGAGATTGTGGTGCTCCTCTTACTCTTGAGGATGCGCGAGTTTTTGGCGGTAGGTGTTTACTTGGTGTGCATGTGGCTGGACAGAGCACTCGTGCCGTTGCTTATGCCAACATTGTCACTCGCGAAATTGTCGACGAGGTTCTGTCGCACTTTAAGGTTGTGACGGACAACTTTGTTGAGGATTTGAGTGATCGAGGCATTGTTTTGCAAGCAGGTAACGTTTTGCCTTTTGAGGTTAAAGGCAGCTTTTTGCCTATTGGCGTTGTTGATAAGCCGATCACTATTTGCCCTGTGTCCAAGCTTCGCAAGACTGAGTTGTATGGTAGTTTGGGGGATTATGATTATTTCCCTGCTCCTTTGAACAAGGTTGTCAGAGATGGTGTTGAGGTTTGGCCCATGGAACGTGCTCTTTTGCCTTACTCTAGTCCAGTTGTGCATTTCGGTGCTGATTGGCTTGAGGATGCTGTTCATGTGGCTTTTAAGCCTTTTGTTGAACGTACAGTTGACGTTTCTCGGGAGCTTTACTCTTTTGAAGACGCTATTTTGGGCGTGCCACAGGATAAGTTTCGTAGCATACCGAGAGGGACGGCTGCGGGTTTTCCTTACGTTTATGATGTTACTGGTGGTAAGCGTGAGTTTTTTGGAGAAGCTGACGTTTATGACCTCACTTTGCCACGTGCGGTTGAGTTGAAACAGCGTGTTGAGTACGTTTTGTCATCTGCGCGTCAAGGTGTGCGATTGAGCCATGTGTTTGTCGACTTTTTAAAAGATGAACTTCGTTCGGCTAAGAAGGTTGAGGCCGTTGCGACGAGGCTTATTTCTTCAGCCCCATTGGATTATGTCGTTGCGTGGAGGATGTTGTTTGGTTCTTTCACCAGCGCCATGATGCGCATCAACGTTTCCACTGGCATGGCTCCTGGCATTTGCACTTACATGGATTGGCCTAGAGTTGCTGAACATCTTCAGCAGCATGGTGGTGCTGTTTTTGATGGTGATTTTAAGAGCTTTGATTCTAGTGAGCAGCCTTGCTTGCATGATTTGATTTTGAACGCTATTAATAGGTGGTACGGCGATTCTCCAGAAAACCAGCTTGCGAGGCGTGTTCTCTGGTTGGAATTGGTGCACTCGCGCCACATTGGTGGCGTTGGCAACGACCAGAAACACATTTACCAGTGGAATAAAAGTTTACCTAGTGGACATCCGTTCACGACAGTTGTCAACCTTGTACTCGTTGGTCACTTTGGTTGGTGCTTATATGCACCTTACCGGCGACCGTGTAGGTTTTTGGGCCAATGTTGCTCCTTTGACGTACGGTGACGACAACGTTTCTAATGTCAGCCTTGACGTTGTTGACGTTTTCAATCGCGTCACTGTTTCTGGTGCTATGCAGGAGTGTTTTTCTCTTGTGTACACTGCAGGAGATAAGGAGGCTGAGTTGAGCCCTTATGGTGAGTTGAGCCAGGCCACGTTTTTAAAACGTGGTTTTCGGCTTGAAGCCAACAATTGGTTTTGCCCATTGGAGTTGGACAGTTTTCTGTTCACACATTATTGGGTCAAGAATCAAAAGTTGAAGAGGGCTATCATGGAAGACGTGTTGGAGAACGCATTACAAGAGCTTTCTTTACATGACCAGAGCGCTTGGGAGACGCACAGTCCCAAACTGATGGCTTTGTTAAAGGAGCATTTTGGCGTTGACACGCGCGTTGCGCCGACGCGCAAAAGCTATCAAGCGTTGATCCTTTCTAGGAAAGACGATTGGTATTGAAGCACAAATACGCTGCTTCGCGGTTTAAATATCTGACGCAATGGGCTACGCGAAGTTAGG